GTCCGGTTCACAATCGGCCGCATCGTCTGCTGTTGCTACTGGATTGAGTAGTTTACCCGGCGGCACAAAAACAGCAACAGCAGTTGTAGACAATGCTAAAGGGTCTTCAAATCTTGTATCTAAAGGACTCGATGTCTTAACAAAATCCGCTGTTGGCTTGGCAACAAATGCATTTAATGGATCTCCTGCAATACCGAAAATACCCGGCGGAGGTAAACTTGGCGGCCTAGCATCAGGTATCTTAAGTGGCTTACCAGCTGGCATACAAGCACAATTACAATCTGCATTATCGTCATTAACTTCAGGTGGTGGATCAACAATTAAACTGCCTACTGTCGCATTCAATACATTTGACAGAAGTGGCATAACGGGTCAAATTAATTCAGTCTTAGGTAATCCTATTATACCAAGACCTGCTGTGTTAGGTGAGATTTTCCCAACTGGTTCTGTGTCTGATATAGAAAGATTTGCGAAGAAAAGATCGGCTCTTGGCGTACTACTGACATTGTTGAATACAAAGAAACAAAAAACAAGTGTAGCCCGCCAAGCGTTTAATGCGGCAACTGCTCAATATCCTAAGGGCGATATTAGAATAGCACAAGCAAAACAAGTATGGGAGTCCGGACTAGCAGAAGAAGAAGCCATCGTTGCAGAAGCAAAAGCAATAGAAAGAGAACTTACAAAAGCAGAGCAACCAACCACATTACCGCCTGTTGCCGATGTTGCTGATATCACAAAAGGAATAGAATCATTAATTGCGTCTCAAACATTAACCGGAATATCAGCAGGAACACAAGACAGAACGCCGGCAATACAAACAAGCCCGTCTGTGTTATCTGGAGAAACAACATTCCAGTTTGCTGATTATGGAAACGGAGCAGTACCTACTATAGTAGAGACAGTTGTTGATTCAGTTGCCCCAGTTGTTCTTCCAGTTGTTCTTCCGGACGAAGTTCCGATACCAGTACAAGACACGGTAGAAGCAGTTATGGGTCCAGTTTTGCCAGTAGTACAACCAGGCCAAGGCGGCGGCGGTTGCGTAGTGTTAGAAAGTTATATACCTTTAGCAGAGACTAAACTATCTAATGAAAGAACAGTTAGACATGCATGGCAATTACAAGAAGGATACAAAATATCTCTCAATACAGCAGACGCTGATCTAATTACATACGAAGGCTCAGTAGTCTTCAACAAAGTTGATCTTCAACCCTGTGTACGCATAGAGACAACACAAGGCATCTCGTTAATGTGTTCTACGACTGCTCCAATCTTTACTAAAGAGTTAGAATTTGTTGACGCACCAGACTTGATGAATAAACAAATTCTATGTATGAAAGATAATGTAGCTTTCTGGGACGAAGTTGTTTCAATTGAAAACATCGGTGATAGATTCGTTAGTGTAATCAATGCAGGTGATACTGCATTCTGGGCTGGAGAACAAGACGGGTCTTACATACTACATCACAACGTTAGTCTTAGGTCAACAGTCGATGGCGGCACGACATATAAAAAGAAATAAAATAGGACATAAATAGTATTATGCCAACATACGTAGGATTTTCATCAATAAACGCAGAGAAGCCCAGAACTGTAAACGAAGTTCCAGGCCTTGACGGCACCGGCGGCCTAATTAAAAATCCGCTAGTCTATGGTAAAAAATATAGACTAACTGATGCTGAACTAGTCATACAAGATTTAGTTAATGCTTTAAATATTCGAAGAGGTGAAAAAGTAGGACAACCATCTTACGGTACTACTCTTTGGGACTTTGTGTTTGAACCAAACACACCAGATGTCACCCAAAAACTTGAAAATGAATTGCAAAGAGTTATATCACAAGATCCTAGACTAAATGTAAACAGAATTAGAGCCTATCCAAGAGAAAGCGGTATCTTAGTAGAGTTAGAATTAGCCGTTAATCCTTTCAATAACGCAGGGGATTTGAATTTATTCTTTGACAATCAGACATTCACAGCCGAAATAGTATAGTAGATATATCTTAAAAATACTCGGTTTTATAAAAGATAAATATATCTAACAGAGAGAGACTATGGCTACAAGTTCAAGGCAATCAGGATTATTCGGCGTAAACGACTGGAAAGCCATCTACCAAACTTTCCGCGAAGCCGATTTTAGAAGTTACGATTACGAAACACTTCGTAAGAGTATGATCGATTACCTACGACTTTACTATCCAGAAACATACAATGATTACATAGAAAGTTCAGAGTTTATTGCTCTACTTGATGTTATGTCGTTCATGGGACAAGGACTAGCGTTCAGAAACGATCTAAACGCCCGTGAGAACTTTATTGACACTGCTGAACGTAGAGACTCAGTTGTTAAACTTGCTAACTTGGTTAGTTATACTCCAAAAAGAAATACCTGTGCAAACGGCTATATAAAACTTGTAGGAATAAGAACGACAGAAAATTTAACTGATGTCAACGGTCTTAATTTAAGCAATGTTCCTGTATTATGGAATGACCCTTCTAATCAAAATTGGTTAGAACAAATGAATACAATTATTAATGCATCTCTTGTAGACACACAACGCATCGGTAAGCCGTCAAACACGTCTGACATTTTAGGTGTGCAAACTAGTGAATATTCTATTAGAATCCCGACAACTAGTTTACCGATTGTCCCCTTCATCTCAGTAGTTGATGGACAATCAATGAATTTTGAACTAGTAAGTGCAACATCACTCGATCAAAACTACGTTTATGAAATTCCACCTGCACCAAGCGGCAAACTTAATATGTTATATAGAAATGACAGATTAGGTTTCGGCTCGCCAAACACAGGTTACATGTTCTACTTTAAACAAGGAACATTGACAAATTCTGATTTTTCTTTTCAACAAAAGATAGCAAATCAATCAATTGATATTGACATTGAAGGTATTAACCAAACTGATACGTGGCTATACAAACGTAACTCAGACGGTACGTTAACACCCTGGAAACAAGTTGAAAATGTATATGCTGATGCATACTTACAGACTGAACAATCAGACAAGGATATATTCTCTGTAGACTCCAGATTTAACGATCAAGTCTCTTACACATTTGGTGACGGTGTGTTCTCTAAGATACCAGTTGGTAACTTTAGAGCATATGTGCGATCTAGTAATGCACTGACTTACACTATTAACCCTTCAGAAATGAATGGCATCTCAGTTGCAATCTCGTATATCGGTAGAAGAGGATCAACCGAAACACTTACATTAAACTTACAATTACCCAATGTAGTATCGACTGCACAAGCACGAGAGCCTATCTCAGAAATTAAACAAAGAGCACCTACTAGATACTACACACAGAATCGTATGGTGAATGGAGAAGATTACACAAACTTCCCGTATACTCTTTATAACTCTATTATTAAATCAAAAGCAGTTAATAGAAGTTCCGTCGGCGTTTCTAAAAACTTAGATTTACTTGACCCAACCGGCAAGTACTCAAGTTCAAATTCTTTCGGAGATGACGGAGCGTTATATCAGGACGGCACTGATGGCTTCTTATCTTTAACTGTAAATAACACAAGTGATATCATTCAGTTCTTTACTGATGACTTAGCATCTGTATTAGCCTTAAATCGTGCTAATCAATATTACATTCAAAATTATACTCGTTACACATATCCAGACACAGGCTCTCCTGTGTTATATTGGAAGTCTAGTTCAGTTGACTCAACTCAACAAAGCGGATACTTTTATTCATTAACAGGTACTGTAGAAAATTCGGCTCCGTTAGGAATATTCACAACATCAAATGCAAAGTATGTAACAACAGGAGCAATTGTAAAATTAACAGCTCCAATTGGTTATTACTTTGATAGCAACAATCGCCTAGTAGCCGGGATCCCTACTGGCGGAGAAAAATCTTATATTTGGTCAACAATATTAAATGTTGTCGGAGATGGTAACAACTCAGGACAAGGAACATTTGCTAATGGAACTGGACCGGTTACTGTTAATGGTTATATCCCTGATGGAGTAACACTTACACAAGTTATTCCTGTTTTTGATAATTCTTTGTCATCGACTGTTATACAAGAAGCAATTCTTAAAATTGAATTACAACAAGACTTCACATTAATCTTTAACAATTCATTATTGATCAACCAAGAACGATGGTCAATTGGCGCGCCTACAGCAACTAATTACTTTGTTAAGTTTACGAGTTTAGGAAACAATCGTTACACAGTGACTTATAGATCATTGACATACTACTTCGGTAGTGTTGCTGATACACGATTCACTTTTAGTAAGAATGAATTAGTATACGATCCGTTTACGGGTAAAGTTATACAAGACTTTATTAACATGTTAGGTATTAATGCAGTCTTTAATGGAACAATTGCTATAGGCGCAGATACTAAAGTTAATATTTTAGGACAGACAGTTGAATCTGATGGTTACGTAAATGACTTCCAAGTTGAAGTTGCGGCGACTGATGTAAACAATGGTCAGTTAATTCTGAATCCAGACTTCTTTAATGACATCACAGGTTATGTCAATAATGGAGCAAACATCGGAGTCTATACATTCTTTCAAACAACAGTTGATCCTATTAATTTAACCCGTCAGTTAATTGTCCCTAGTTCAGATATTAACTATTCTTATTCAACAAAGACTCAAGTTGAAGTTGTCAAGTATGAATTTCCTGTTGGCAAAATATTTTACGCATACGCAGATAAAATCTTTTATAAAACTGTACAAGATCCTACTGTCACAACACCTTTTTATGTACTAACTCCACAACTAGATTACTCTGTTAAATCAGGTCGTCAAGGGTTAAGTTTCCAATATAGACATAATGCCAATAACACAACTAGAATTGATCCGGCAACTACAAATATCATTGATTTATATGTTGTAACACAAGCATATTATACTGCTTATCAAAATTGGATCAAAGATACTACGAACACAGTTGTAAAACCTAGTCAACCAACATTGAATGAATTGAATACTGCATATAGCAAAGTACAAGATTATAAAATGTTGTCAGATTCTGTCATATTAAATAGTGTTACGTTTAAACCGTTATTCGGAGAGAAAGCAGACGCATCACTAAGAGCAACCATTAAAGTTATTAAATCAAGCACAACAAATGCAAGTGAAAGCGAAATAAGAAGTGCAGTATTGACAGCAATGGATAGATACTTTAGTTTAAACTTTTGGGACTTTGGAGACACATTCTTCTTCTCAGAATTAAGTGCATACTTACACGGACAAACAGACGAACTTATATCTTCTGCTGTATTAGTATCAAATGATCCAGAAAAACTATTTGGAGACCTATACGAAATTAAATGCAGACCGTACGAAATTTTTGTCAATGCGGCCACAACAAATGATGTTGTAGTAGTAGCGGCACTAACCCCTGCAACATTGCAGTCATAAAGGTAGATTAGACTAACATGGCAAAAATCAGAACTCTTAATTTCTTACCAGAGATATTTAAAACTGATACCAATGCTCAATTTTTAGGAGCAACACTTGATCAGTTAGTTAATCCTCCGGTTACTGAAAAACTTCAAGGCTATGTTGGAAGTAAGTTTGGTTATGGGGTAAATGCTAGAGATAACTATGTTATCGAACCCAATAAAATTCGTACTGATTATCAATTAGATCCTAGTGTTGTCTTTTTAAAAGAAAACGAATCAGTTGCAAAAGACTTTATTACATATCCAGGCATCTTAGATGCTCTTAAACTACGCAACGGTGTTACTACAAACAACGATAGACTTTTCACAAGTGAAATCTATTCATGGGATTCATTTACAAACTTAGATAAACTTATAAACTTTAATCAGTATTACTGGATACCAAACGGTCCTCCAGTAGTCACTGTAGCCACTGCAACAGTGTTTTCAACATCTGATTATGTCGTAACAGACACTGCAAATGCATATAACATTAAAGCATTAGGTGCGGCAACAGGTACAAACAATCCAACAATCACTTTGTTAAGAGGTGGTAGTTATAGATTTGCAGTTAATCAACCGACTCAGTTTTGGATTCAAGGAGTTCCCGGAACTACTGGATTAGACGGCAATCAAAACACTAGACAAGTATTAGGCGTTAGTAATAACGGTGCAACGCAGGGGTATGTAAACTTTACAGTACCAAACAGAGATGCACAAAATGATTTATTGTTTCCGGGCAACAACTTAGTTGATGTTGTTAGCACTACATTGTTCTCAGAAATCAATGGAAAAACTCTATCTGAAATAGGTAACATTGATGGAGTAACATCACTTGACAATCTTAAGGTTATGTTCTATAATACAGGAGAGCCAAACGAAGTAGGCTTTATACAGTCATTCTTTGATGAGAACGGCGCTAACTATGATGTTAATCTAACATCTCCTAATCTTGTTCCAGCAATAACATTGGCAATCATTGAAACAACTAGTGGCAGTATTGTTACAGCAGGTTCATTTGTTATTGGTGACTCTTACACAATTAGGACAACAGCAGACACAGACTTTACATTAATTGGAGCTTTAGATAGCAACCCAGGAACTAAATTTATTGCAACTGGTACTGGATTA